TATGAAGGTACTTCATTATCTAAGACCATTCCAGTAAATTTTGAGACGTTTAGACTGATAAACTTTAATAAGAGTAGTGATATTCAATTTGCTGTTAATGTTAATTACGGGGTGTTAAAAATATCATTAACCAAAGGAAATACTAAATTGATTTATATTGTATCGGCTTTAATTAATTGATATGCATAGTCAATTTCATAAAAGAGAAAGAAAAGTTTCTAATAAAATTAAGACCGCTGGTTATTTTATTAAGAGATTAAAAGATAGTGGCTTTGTTGTATTTAAAATCTTTAATGCATTTAATGATGCTGATTCAAGACGTTGGACTATCTTAGTTGATCCAGGAGTTACGTCGGTATTTGTAACCTGCTACTGTAATAAAAATGAAATTAACGAAGTTTTATTTGAAATTGATGATGGTGGTATAAAGTTTCCAAAAGGTTCCTTTTATAAAACAGAGAGTGTTGAAATTATCGTTGCTGAATTGATTACTAAGGGTATTAATAATGACACTTCAAAAAATCCGTTTGCTAAAATTAAATAAAAGTATGGTTGAGACAACACCAGATAATGGTGATAAGCCAAAGAAAATAAGACCGTCTAAAAAAACGACTATAAACCCTACTGCTCCTGCTCCTAAACAGCAGCCAATACCTATTCCAGATGCAGTTATTGAACAACTTATTAAGGACGCAATCAGAATTAGAATTATTGAACGTAAAAATAGACAGGTTGATGATGAGTTAGACGCAATGGTAGCCACTTGCCAAGAGTTCATGAAAAGTTTTGTTATTTTAGGCTATGGTTTGGACGGGGATCAAATACCACCAATCATTGTTTGTGAAAATCAACAAGAAGCTGATGCAATTGGCAACTACTTACAAAAATTCTTGCAACATATTGCAAGAAACGATGGACAAATCCAATAACACCTTTATAATAAGGTGTGGAAACAAAATTAATTGCAATTACTAAACCTCAAATTGAGGTAGCGGATGGAACCGCTTTAAGTCCAGAAGAATTTATCGTTTATATTGCTCGGGTTAGCAATCCCTCTAATCAACTCAACACTGAGACAGGTTCTAAGCTGTTAAACTACCTTGTTAAACACAAACATTGGAGCCCATTTGAACATATATCGATTACTTTTGAGATAAAGACGTCTAGAGCAATTGCAGCCCAGATATTACGTCATAGATCATTCACTTTCCAAGAGTTTAGCCAGCGTTATGCTGAAGTAACTGAGTTAGAAGACATTGAATGGCGTAAACAAGGTAAAACTAACCGCCAAGTTGGTGATGAATCTATAATATTAGAGGATCACCTTAAAAATACTGTTTATAACCTACAAAAGCTTATAAAAAGTACGTACGACACGTTAATTGATAACGGTATTGCTAAAGAGTGTGCTCGAATGATATTACCACTCAATACTAAGACGACTATCTATATGACCGGCACGTTGCGTAGCTGGGTACACTATCTAGACTTAAGATGTGCTATAGAAACACAGAAAGAGCATAGGGATATAGCTTTATCTATTGCTCACCAGTTAAAGATACAATTTCCTAAGACCTTTAATGCAATTGATCAAGTAAACAATGCATCCCCATATAATCGCTAATGAGTTCAAAGGTAAAAACACTAATTACATCAAAGTTCGAGGTTATAAAGAACCTTTTAGGTAGAGATAACAAGGTAGTTCCTAAAAACAGACAGGTATATGCTGCAACTACCGGTGTTTATGTAGGTGAGATGTTTGTATATGTTAAAAAAGACATCGATAACTACTACTTCCTATCGATCCCTAAGATGCTTAATAGGGTTATACCTATAGATAAGTTTAACCTTGGGGTTGATAGTAAAATCATTGATTTTGTACAGGTTTTACCTAGAGAAGTGTATAAGATCTGTTGCGCACAGTTTAAACTCAATGAAACAGCTAGTGGAGCAAAGAAAAGCAGAGATTAAATAGATATATGTTCATCGAACCCAACAAAATCATATCTCCCCACACCGGCCAAGCATGTTATCCGCAAATTAACACCTTCACCCAGGATGGTAAGACGTTTACCCAAGCTGTTTATAACGACCCAATCACCGGAGCTTTTGTAAAAAGAGGTATGGTTAGTGTTAAAGATGCAAAAACAGGTGAGCTTTTGCAAGATCTTAAAAATAATCAATTAAATTCATTGAATAACAAGTCTTATCGTTCATAATATATGGGTGATACCCATACCCGAACAATACGTCGTTCAGAAATTCTATGAATGTGTAAGTTATCCTTCATATAATAAGTTTAGTAAGACGTATAACGGTGCTTGTCCGTTTTGTAAAGAAGGTAATTCATTTGGTAAGAAGACTCGCTTCTTTTATATTGTTGAAAAGGAGTTAGCATACTGTCATAACTGCGGTTACAGTAAAAAAGCGTTTAATTTTTTAGTTGATGTTACTGGGAAATCATTTCCTGAAATTATCAATGAAATTAAACAAGGTAGTTTTGAGGTTATTAAAGATACTCCTAAACCTACCCCTACTCTTCCACCGACTAAATCATTACCTGATGATTGCATTAATTTATCAGATGATAACCAGTTAAAATTTCATAGTAATAATCCAGTTGTTAAGATTTGCTTAGATGTTATACAAAGTAGAAAGCTAAATACAGCAGTTAACCGTCCGAAAACGTTCTATCTTTCATTAATCGATAAGGTACATAAGAATAGATTGGTATTACCGTTCTATGATGAAAATGGTAGTATAATCTTCTATCAATCTAGAACTCTTTTACCTGAAGATGCTAAATTAAGACCAAAATACCTTGGTAAACCTGGAGGTACTCGCAGTTTATACGGTATTCATAACATTGATCTTACTATGGATCATGTTTTTATATTCGAAGGTCCAATAGACTCTTATTTTATAAAGAATGGACTAGCCGTTTGTGGTATTACTGAAGAGAATAACAAAGATTTTAACGAATTGCAACGTCAACAGATTGCTACTTTACCTACATTCACTAAAGTCTGGTGTTTAGATAACCAATGGAGCGATAATACCTCGTTAAAAAAGAGTTTCTTACTAGCAGATGCAAATGAAAAGGTTTTTATCTGGCCAGAAGAGCTTAAACGTTATAAAGACATTAATGAATACTGTATTGATAAAAATATCAATGGGATTGACCCTCAATTTATCGTAGATAATACCTTTACTGGTTTGAAAGCTAGAATAATGCTTACAAACATTAAGAACAATCGTTCTTAAGAGTATTTGTACTTTGGATCATTTGAAGTAGCTAAATAACCCATTAATTGTTGATTGAGTGTAGCCAATTCACCAGCAACGCGAGCAATTTTCTTTGTTTCAGCGTTCTTAATCTTATCGTAAAGTGTTTGAGATTCAGCTGCGTTTAATTTACTCTGAATTGAACTTGCATCCGGGCTATTAATAAAGTTAATAAAGTCGTTAATCTTGAGTGTCCACTGTTTTAACTCTTCATGCATCTGTTTTTGAATAGATGACATGGTTGGCATTGCTTGAGCGCCGACTTCTGGGGTATTTGGTGTGTCAAAATCAGATACTTTAGTGCCTTGGTCAAGTGTCTGAGCCATTGCTGTTTGATCATCAGTTAATTCTTCATCTTTTTCAATTAAAAGTCTTTTAAATCTGTTTTCGTAGGCGCTCATATTTATTATTTATTAGTTTCTCTTAAATATTTAATATGAAAAGGCTAATTTCAGAAGATTCTTCAATACCTAACGTTAATAGACAGCAACGTGGTATAACTGTTGGTCAGAACAATAGCGGTGATGTAGCTCCTCAGCCTAATCAAGTAAAAAGCCTAATTGACACTGATAAAAAGGATACAAACTATGAAGCACCAGGTACCCCGTTATTTCCAATTGGTGCTATTAACGATATTATATCAGATCTTAGTATTTCTATATCAAATATATTTGCACTATTAAATCAAGCTAAAGATAATCCAAATATTAAAGATAAGCAACATCTCAATACGATTATTAAAAAAACTAAATTAGTACATCAGGCAGTGGTTGAAATTAGCGGGGACGTCGATAATATCAAGTGATGTTTAAAAGATTATTCGTATCCCTCGGGCTTACCTCTTTGATAAGCGGTATATTTGCTCTTATTTTTATATCTCACTGGATTTTAGTATTCATTCTTGCCTTTATCATACAATTAGTAGCGTTTTACTTTATAAACACTACAATCGAAAATAATCTAATCGAAAAGGCTGAAAAAATTAAACTTGAACAGTTTGTCGAAGCTAATAAACAAGTTGCAATTATTGAATGCCCTTGCGGTGATAAGAATAAACAAGAAGTTGTAATGAGATTTGATAAAGATATTATCTACCAATGCAGTAAATGTGAAAAAAATATTAAAGCAATGATTAACGTCAAGCCAGTTCTTACAACTGAGCCAATCTATTTTGACAGATGAGTGAATTAGATAAAATAACCACTGAGGTAGCATCTTCTATAACTGCTATTACTTCAAAAAAGGCAACAAAAGATTATAATGAGATTTATAATGATTTAATTACTTGCTTTAGTCTTAACCCTGAGGAAGCTTTTAAATTAAAAGAAGGTTTTGTAACAGAAAAAAATAAAGCATCATCATCCATTAAATTATTCAGTGAATTAATGACCGGGGTTTTAGATAGCAATAAAAAAGATATTGCTGATAAAGATACTGAAGCTGTTTTCCTACAAAATAAAAAAATCATTAAAGAATTAATTAACAGTTTATACCAGTTAATGCGTAACTATCAAGTAAACGAAAAAGAATTTAAACTTCTCCTTTTAGGAAAGGTGTTACAATCGTTACAAGATGGAAAATAATAATAATGTTGAAGTGGAAATAGATTATCGTAATAACGTAGACTTTCTTGCAAGGTTTGCTTGTTTATATGAAGCAGTAAATATGACTTGTGATAAAGCTGAACAGATTGGTATTAACCCTAGTAAGAGTTCTGATTGGATTAAGCCTCTTGCTTTTCAAAAATATATTAAAGAGCGAGAACGTGATATGAAATATCAGATTAATAATTTTGTTAACGGGGTTAATATCGACGACTAAATAATAGATGGCTAGAAATACAGCTATAGATTATCTAAACAGAGAAATTGTCAATATTAAACACGATATTGAGGTTTTAAGTAAACTTATCCGTGATGGAAATGGCAGCCCTAGCTTAATTCAACAAGTTACAACATTAAATATTGAGATGCGTAACGTTCAGGAGGAATTAAAGAAAGAATTATCCGAATTAAAAGATATGGTTAAGTCTAGCCGCCAAACTAATGCAGAAAGTGAAAGAAACTCCTGGCAATTCAAAACTGCTATTGCTGTAGTTGTGGTATCAAGTTTAACTTCTATTTATTTAAATATGCAAAACGGGGATAGACGTAAACAAGATCAAGCTATTGTTGAGTTGACACAAAAAATAGATAAGTTATCAACACAAACGGTAAAAAAATGAAGTACATTCCAGGTTTTACATTCTATGTAAATAAACCTAAACTGTCAGGAACAGTAAAAAATTATTTTACACCGGGTACCATGTATAGCATTTATAATATTACTCTTAAAGACGGTGAAGTGAAGTATATTATAACTGACGGTACTAAAACGTTTGAACTAAAGTTTAATAATAACTCTGAAGCAGAGAGTATGATAGAATATCTTACAACTCAGTAACCGCCGTAGACATCGGTGTTATTATTCTTAGGCATATCAAACACGACCTTTTCACTCACTTGGTCAATTGATACTAACGGGTATTGTTCTTGATATTTTTTATCTTCTGAAGGGTCTTGTCCGCCGCCAGATAAAATACCGTTACGAGCATTATCATAAACTTGTTGACTACCCTTTTCAGCAGATAGACCAGGTTCAAAGCTGTAATCATAACGTTTAGCTTTTATAATCCAAACATAATGACCACCGAGTTGATTTGTTTTTGAAATATCTTGATCTAAAACTTCAGTAATTTCAAACATTTTACCATTTCTGTTACCTGGTCTACCTCTACCGTATTCGGTCATCTGAAATACATCTCCCGCTTTCGGTTGTATTTCATTAAATTGTGTTTCAAAACCTTTTGGATCTTCTGTTCTTAAATCAAAACCATCTTCAGTGTCAATTTTTTCTTCATTATTTCTTGTTGAAAGCTCTGTAGTAATTAACTCTATACCTAGACCGTCCATTGCATCTTGGAATGAAGATAAATGGATGTAACAAGTTATTTCATCGTCAGCTTGAAACCCAAATTTGCTTAATACATTTGCATTTTCAGCTAAGTCAACTGCAAGTATTAAAGGTACACCTTCAGAAAATCTTCTTGTCGGGTCTTCACCGTAAAAATTATCAGCTTTTAACACATCATACAAGTTAACAAAATATGTAATTTTTGTACCGTAAGTATTAATTTGTTCTCTCCAATA